CAGCACTACCACCACCACCAGAAACTGTAGACCAGCTAGCACTTGAACCATTAGTTGTTAAATACTTACCAGAGTTTCCAGATTGAGAAGGTAATGGAGTACCATTAGTCCCGTCTGCACCTTGCGGACCTTGCGGACCAGTAGAACCTGTTGGACCCGTGTTGCCAGTATCACCTTTAGGACCTGTCGCGCCAGTGTTACCCGCAGGACCTTGAGGACCCGCAGGACCCTGTGGGCCGGCAGGACCAGCAGGACCAGTATCGCCTTCAGGACCAGTCGGGCCTTGAGAACCAGTAGCTCCAGTTGCACCCGTAGCACCTGTATTACCAATAGGACCCTGTGGACCTGTGCTGCCTTCTGCACCATCTGAGCCATCAGCACCAGCTACGCCTTGAGGACCCTCTGGGCCTGTTGCGCCTTGTGGGCCAGCAGGACCGGTTGCGCCTGTAGGACCAGCAGGCCCTTCGTCACCATCAGTACCTTGAGGGCCAGTTGCACCAGCAGGACCCTGCGGACCTGTTGCTCCAGTTGCTCCTGTCGAACCCTGTGGCCCAGTTGCTCCTGTCGTACCAGCAGCGCCTGCATCCCCTTTCTCGGCAATCAGTTGCCACACTGTAGGTTGTGCGCTTGGCACTGTACCAGCAGAAGAGTTCTGCAAGGCAACGTATGTCGAGCCTTGATACTTTACTGCATCGTATGTTTCGTAAGCTGTAGTTGAACTCCAAGTGCCTTGAAGCGCAAAACGAACCTTACCTATATTTAATGTTGGCATTAGATTGTTACCTCTAGTTCACCATTTGAATTTATTGAGAAGTCTTGGTCATCAGCATCTCCGTAGTATTCGATTGACAGAACACCTGTAGCTGCATCTATTGAGAACTTACCGAATGACAGACCAAGTGGGCTTGTCCCCATTGGGCCTTGGTTACCTGTGGAACCTGTGGGGCCGATTGGACCTTGGTCGCCTGTAGGGCCTTTGTCACCAAGTGAACCTTGAATACCCTGCGGACCTTGTGCGCCAGTAGGACCAGTTGCACCTATAGGACCTTCTTGTCCTGTAGCGCCTATCGGGCCTTGGGAACCTACAGGACCTTGTGGGCCTGTGTCGCCTGTGTCACCTTTAGTGCCTTGTGGGCCTGTCGGACCCATAGGGCCTGCATTACCAGTTGGGCCTTGTGGACCAGTGTCACCTGCATCACCCTTAATGCCTTGTGGACCAGTTGGACCCAGCGGACCAGCGGTACCTACAGGACCTTGGTCACCCGTGTTACCTGTAGGACCCATAGGGCCTTCATCACCAGTGACACCTTGGATACCTTGTGGACCAACGTCACCTGTCTCACCGCGTGGGCCTTGAAGTCCTGTAACACCTTGAAGGCCCATTGGCCCAGTGTCACCAGCAGGTCCTTGTGGACCCATTGGACCTTGTGGTCCTATAACACCCTGAACACCATCAGGACCTTGCGGACCTGTGTCACCAGCAGGGCCTGTTGCACCTGTAGGGCCTTGAGGACCTTCTGATAGATTAAAAGTCAGTGTGCCTGTTAGTGCATCATAAGTGCTGTACCCAGTTGAGCCATAAGGCAGTGAGTTCATGTCTGTGGTTAAGCCGAATAGCTGTTCACGGACACCCTCTACAATCGCTGTGTCACTAGCAACATCCGCGTGTTTTGCCACAACATCAGCATGTTTAGTTGTGACATCATCGCGAACACTGTCTGCATATGTTTTAGTAACAGCATCTGTGTCGTTTACTGGATCTGAAAGATTAGTAATGCGTAACCCTTCAACAGTAAACTGGTTTGTAGAAGCATCTTTGAATATACCTAATTTTGAGCTATCAACTGCTTCTTGAGACAAGTTATGTATCTGAGTGAAAGCGGTATCTAAGTCTTCTTCGGTAAGTTGTCCGGGTATAACGAAATCAACTAATCGTTGTTCTGGTGCCGTTTCCCTGTAAAGAAACACAGCGTCACCAGCAGTAGCCGATAGTACTTGAATTTGTGTGTCAGATAGCCAAGAGTAGGACTCTATATCTACACCATTCAGTTTCACTTTAACGTGTGACTGATTTAGATAACTAAATGGTACTGTGAATTGAGTCTGAGATGGTTCGGCTATATATGACACGTAAGAGAAAGCCATAATGCACTCCTTCGTGTTAAAAATAAGATAAGGAAAAGCCCCCATGTTTCAGGGGGACATCCTTTTATTCGCCTGTAGTCAGATCGTAGATCTTATACAAAGCTTGGTAGGGAGCTAAACGACGAAGCTTATCGCCAGCTTCTTGCTCAGGATCGGATAAGGCATTAATGCCAGTAGTTAAATCGGTAGCTAGACCCATAGAAGGACCTAACAATTGGCCTACTACGTTGTTGGCTTCAAAACGAGAACCACCTACACCTAGACCTGTAGCCTTCTCAATACCAGCTACATAGGGAGAGATCCATGCAAGCATACCGGAGCGGTCTACAACATCACGAACCCACTGTGAGGTTTCACGATCTTTAACTTCACCATCACGGATCAAGTCCTTAGTGACAGTAACCATACCGCCAAGACCTAACGCCATACCCAGAGAGGCAATAGCTTCTACGTCTTGATATTGATGCGCTCTTTGGATAGCCGGGGCAATCATTTTGTTCATGATAACAAACCCGTATGTCTGGAACTGTGTCAGCATCTTGACCATATAGTTGTCCATGACAAGCGGAGTGTCGCCAATACCCGGAGTCATGATGCCTCTATCAGCAGCTCGACGCATAACACCTACAAACGTATGGTAAGCATCACGACCTTCCGAGTACAAAGCGTACTCAGCGTCCATGCGTTCTTTTGCCGCATCAAGCGTATCTATATCACCAGAGCCATCCTTAAAGTCTTGCTTGGCTTTCTCATAGTCAGCACGAGCAGCACGATACTGGTCTTCGTTGCGCGTCATCCAGCGTTCAGCTTCAAAGCTTTTCACGCGTCCATTCTCACTAGTACCGAACTCTTTAGCTAATTTACTGAAGATCGCTATCTGGTCAGGACCGACACCAAGAGAAGCTAGTTTTGCTCGTTCAAGGTCTGTTAGTTTGGAAGGATTCTTAACGATGTCTACAAGTGCATCCTGTTGGAATATCATAGTCATCGCTTTTTGCTTCATGTTCCAAGCACCAAGAAACGAGATAACATTTACTTTCTCGTTTAGACCAGAACTTGCCCGGTCAACACTAGAAGTAATCTTCTGTTTTTTAGAGCCGCGAACACCAATACCCATACCATCATTAAAGCCATCAGATCCTGCAAGCTTCAAATGTCGAGCATTATTCAACAATTGTTCAGACGCAGTAGCTATCTTATGTACCACATCCTCAGGTGCATCTTTAAGAATACGTGAAGATTCTCTGAAGAAACGACCACTGTATACGCCAAATCCGTTGGTTAACACCATGTTAGCAATATCAGTAAACGATGTGATAATAAACTCAGGACCAAAACGTGTGAAGTTATACTCACGCGCTTTACCTGTCGCCCAGTACAATACGCTCTCAGGATCGTCAGGCATATTAGCGCGACCATATAGGCGCTCTAGTAGTCCATCAATATCCTTGAGTACTGCATCTCGTTCAGCAAGAATGTGAGAAGACTTCTTGTTTCGTTTACGTTGGTAATCGGCTTCGTCATTATAACGTTGCTCTATGTCCTTCTTAACGTCACTTAAGTCCAGCTTAACGTCCCTACCGAATACACGCTTAAGGGCTAAACGAGCAGACACTTCGTCCCACTGTTTATCTAACACTTCGTACAGATCTTTCTTAAGGATACCCAGCTCGTGCGCTTCCTTAGTCTGTTCAGGTGTTAAACGTATGATACGACTTTTACTACGACCACCTTCAAACATAGATTCTGTCAGTACACCCTGCGGTGACTTAGCGCTATGCTTCATGCCGTCTATTAGATCATCGATAGTCTCGACCATGTTCTTAGCGTTCTTGGCCACACGTAATGCTTTCTTTGAACCTTTAGCTTCCTTACGAGACTTCAACCAGTTATTGCGAAGTGTCTTATAAGCAGCACGAGCATCTTTAGTCAGAGCGCGTGTACCTTTTATGGCTGCTTCGGTTTCATCAACGGCTTCACGTAACTTAACGACTTTACCATTAGCATTCTCTATGGCCTTTTCTGACTTTCTAATAATACGTCGAGCAGCATTCGCTTTCTCTTTGTACTTAGCCATAGCAGGTGTGTTGACTTTAATATTACGGAACGCATCATCCGCTGCGGTAGCATAGTTAATCTCAGCTTCAATAAGCTCTTCTTGCGCCTGTTTAATAGCAGCAGGGTCTTGAGCTAATGGATCATCTGATTGTTTAGTAAGCTGTTCAAGCTGTCGTCTTTTCTGAGCAACAATACGGCCCTGTGGTGAACGATCCACCAAGGTCATCATTTGCTCATGCTCTTCGAACATATCACGCTTAAGCTCAGCTTGGGCTTCTTCAAGCTCTGACTTAGCCTTGATACGCTCAGCACGTTTCAGTTCGATCTTGGCTTGTGATTCCTTTACTAACTCACGCGCACGTTTAACAGAAAGGTTCTTAACCTTAGTAGCACCGCTTCGAACTAACGCAGCCGCCTCAACCATTTTCTTTCTAGCCGACTTTTCAGCAGCCAGTGCAGCTTCTGCATCTACCTCAGCCTTAGCTAATGTTTTTTCAAACGTATCGCCAGCCCACTCTTCAAGAATGCTACGCTTAATCTCAGCGCCTTCACCTGCGGTTATTACTTGCGTAACATCATCGGCCTTGATCTCAACGTCTTCTATACCAAGCTTGTTAAATTGATCCATAGTCAGACCAAAGTCTTCTACAAACTCTTCAGCGGGTGTGTCTTGTAGGACACGTAAGAAGAAGTCACGAGCAACATGATGATCTTCGCTTATAGCACGACTGTTCCAAAGCTGCGCCATCTTATAGCCATCACCAAGACGTTGCGACTCTGTGATAAGACCTTGCTCTAACATCATATCTTCAAGGTGGCGGTTAGACACATTAATGTCGTTAACCATTTGTTGGGCAGCATCAATAATAAGCTTAGCTCTATCACGACCCCACTGGTCTGTCAGCTTAGCCATATCTGCATCATCTGCATACTCATGAAGCATACGGGCGACTATCTCGTTAAAGTCACGATTGGAAATAAGACCCATTTCAAAGTCTTCTTCTTTACCAGCCGCACTCTTAGCCCAGTTAACCACTCGTGTGCCATCAGCCTTGAGCTGTTGCGCTACTGGGCCTGTTCCTGATAACGCGAGGTTTAATTCACGTACTAGGTTTTCGGAACGTAGGTGTAACGCTTCGTACTCAGACTTAATAGCGCTCTTAACAGTCTCTGCGTTTTCTTTTACTTGGCCTTGAGAAATGCCCTTAGAAATACGACCGCCTGTATCCATTAGCTTCTGAGTTACATCACGAGCCGTATCGACAGTCCACGAAAAGGAACGACCTACTGGGGTAGTGTTGTCGATCCATCGCGTCGCTTTGTTAAGCGCGTTAGCAATAGGACCACGATTACCATCCATAACGGAAGTAGTATCATCAGCAACCCTTGCCGCGCCTACAGAATCATTGACAGCGACATCATCTGTCTTACCTTTAGGCATCGCTGCGCTAACCTTTTCTGATACAGTCTTACTTGACTCACGTATCGTTTGGTTAGCGGCTTTAACACCTTGTGCTATGGTTGTACCGCCGTTTGCTTTGTAACCCTTATAGCCACCTATGGCTGATAATAAGACACTAGCAGCCGCTATGTTAAAAGCAGACTCTTCGGCTGTGCGGAACTCTTGCATCTGATGCATAGCCAGTTCTTGAGCGCCTACAACCGCACCTGTCTTTGTTGCATAGTCAAGCGCAGTCAAGGCAGACTTACCTTTACGGACTTGACCTAATACAGGTACGAAAGTCATCACATCAACTAGTGATAGACCCATACCAAGAAGGTTACCAAAACCGCTACCATTTGCCATATTGTCCCGGTTCTCAAGTTCGGTACGAAAGCGGCTAACTCGTTTGTTAAAATGTTCCAAGTTCACTATAGAATCGAACTTACCTTGACGGATATAACTTTCCATATCGGACAGGTTTTCTTTGTTATCAAGCCAATGCCTGAAGACATTGAAAGTAGGGTCAACGTCTCCGTGACCCCACTCTTTGGCTGACAAAGTGACAGAACCAATAAGTGTTTCGTTCTGCCAGAAAGAACCTGCCGTTTCAAAAATACCCGGTGCAACATCGTTAATAGACTGAACGTTACGCATAGGCGTTTGGTTAGTCGTAAGATCGATGGAGGCCAACTTATTCTGTTGAACCTCTTTAGGGTTTGATGAGCGGATTAAGTCCATGTGTCACCTTTGTTAAGTTATGCCTTTTTGGAAGACGTACCGAATTTATTAGCCAACATAGGGCCATATTTATCAGGTAGTACATCTGCCATATAAGCGAGATAGGAAGGTACGCCACTGTTACGATCAGCACCAGCAAATGTCAGAGCTTCTTCGTAGCGACGATTGTATAGACCAAGCATCCGGGTAGCGTTCGACTTGTACAAGATCTCTTTAAGTGCCGATTCGTTATCGCCAGATTTAAGAGCTTTTATTAAGTTAGGACCAATAAGCTTGGGTGAGTTGTAAGCCATAGATACAAGAGCTAGTCGTTGCTGATTGTTTAGATCAACATCCTTTAGTCTGTTATCTATAATGCTCTCAGCTTCAGCTACAGCAGCGTTAAATAGTTTCTTGCCCTGTGCTTCAGTAATTTGAACATTACCATCATAGACAGATTGGAAGTACTCTCCGTCAACCTTTAAGGTTTCGATAAAGAGTTCTTTATGTCCTACTGAGTCCATGTTAAAGCCATAACCAACTGTACGATAACCTTTACCGCCATTAGCTGATTTAACACCATCCCAGTAAGCCTCGGCTCTCCATGCTTCACGTTCACCAATCATGGCGAATCGTCTGTCTTTATAAGTAGGATCTGCTTCTGTACCCATATAGCCTTTTACCTTTTTTTGTAAATCCTGAAGCAACCAACCGAAGTCGTTTAGAAGACTAGAATCTTCAACCATAACTTCGGACGTTAAGCCAACTGTCGGAGCTATCTGACGTTGTTTACGCATTGCACCTGTAACACCATCAATCACACTGTTGCGTATCTCAGTAGTACTTTGTGAGTTTGATTGGCTTAACGGAATGCCTAAACGTCCTGAGCTATAACCATTGTTAACCTTAGGAACAGCAATGTTAGGATCAATACTGCTACCATTAGATAGATCCTCTATGACCTTATCGTCATACCAGACCTCAGGAATGTCCTCTTTTCTAATGTTAGGGAAAACACGAATGTTATACCCAATCGCTTTGACAGTGCCGTTCTTTATCTCCGCAGGTGAAGCACCATTAGGGTAGACAGGAACAAGATGCATTGATTCTGGTAGCTTATCTGAAATAGCTTTCATTGCTTCCATATCAAGCGTAATGTCACCTGTTAGCTCTAACATAACGTCAATATCTAAGGGTTTATCTGTTTCTTTAGAAGGTGCAGCAGATACACCCATACGACCAGACAAGTAGCTTGGTGTTTGCTTTGACTGAGCGTTCTCAGATGCGTCCGAAATGATGTCACCAAGACGGCTAAATCCAAATCCTGGTGTTACGTCATAAGTATCTCCAGCACTTAAGAAGATGTCTTGCTGTACGCCTAGCTCACTCTTAACAGTCAGCACATACGCGCCTGACGCATCGTCAGATACTCGATACCCTACGTTATCGCCTAAGCCGTCAAGCATAGGTGTATCCTTGATAGCCTCAACGTCCTTCTTCATGTTTTCACGAGGGTTAACAGTTTCAGTAGGATTGTACGGATTAGTCATCGATGTCGTGTCAGGAGCCTGATTATGCAGACTGCCATCTTCTTGTAAGGAAGACGTATAGTTAATAGGCGCTGGTTGATTGTCAGCATCCTTTAGATCTATACGATACCTACCATTACCCATATCACGAGCGTGTAAGTTAGGCGTAAGCTTCTTTATAGAACGTTCGATTATATCGTCTAGAGATATAGACTCTCCGTTATTAGCAGCTTGAATACTGGTAGACATCATTTGTTTTACAAGTATGTCTGCAAACTCTTGTCCGGGAGCAATGAATAGGTCGTCTTCATCAACATCAACAA